TTCTCTCCCTGAGACGATCCGAACAGTGCCAGACTCACCATTTAATAAACCTGATACGCTTGATTTCGATGCAAAATGATACGGAAATAAAACAGACCTCACGAGGGGTCGGGCTAATTGGCAGCACCGAGCCTAGAATCCACACGCCCTTGCTTAAAGGTCGCACAAAGTCGCAAGAGGTTGCCGACTTAGCTGAGAAAATAGGTTTACCTTTAATACCCTGGCAACGCTGGGTACTAGATGATTTACTAGCTGTAGATGATGCAGATACCTGGCGCAAGAAAACCGCTCTAGTGCTTGTAGCACGTCAGAATGGCAAGACCCATTTGGCACGTATGCTGATCCTGAGCCATCTATTCTTATGGGGCTCTAAGAATGTCCTGGGTATGTCATCTAACCGCAATATGGCATTAGATACCTTTAGACAAGTTGCTTACACAATAGAAGACAATCAATTTTTAAAAGATCAAATAAGGCAGATACGCCTGGCTAATGGTCAAGAATCTATAACCCTACTTAATGGCGCTAGGTATGAGATAGCAGCAGCTACTAGAGATGCACCACGTGGCAAGACCGCAGATTTTCTGTATATCGATGAGTTGAGAGAGTGGACACAAGAATCGTTTACAGCTGCACTGCCAGTCACACGTGCTCGCCCTAATGCGATGACCTTAATGACAAGTAATGCGGGCGATGGCTTTAGCACTGTGTTAAATGATCTAAGAGAGCGTTGCCTATCATACCCACCTGAGAATTTGGGATTTTATGAATATAGTGCGCCACAGCATTCTAAGATTACAGATCGTAAAGCTTGGGCTATGGCCAACCCCGCACTAGGCCATCTCATCACAGAGCAAACACTGGAAGAAAGCGTAAGCACTAACAGCATAGAAGCTACTAAGACCGAAATGCTATGTATGTGGGTAGATAGCACTGTCAGCCCCTGGGTATATGGATCAATCGAGCAGTGCAGCGATAGCAGCTTAGAGATACCTGTCGGGCCACAAACAATTATGGCATTTGATATTGCACCCACAAGGCGATCAGGTGCTTTAGTTATGGGTCAAGTCAAAGATGGAAAGATAGCAGTCGGATTAGCACAGCTGTGGCATAGCGATATAGCAATAGATGAGATTAAGATGGCTAGTGACATAAACGAGTGGGCACGTAAGTACCATCCACACACGATCTGTTATGACAAGTACGCCACACAAACTATTGCTACAAGACTTGAACAAAGTGGCTGGAGATTACAAGACGTATCGGGCCAGGCATTTTACCAGGCGTGCTCAGACCTAGCCGATGGCCTGGCTAATAATCGAGTAGTCCATTCTGGGCAGGCAGAGCTAGTACAGCACTTAAATAACTGTGCCGCTAAGACTAACGATGCTGGCTGGCGCATAATACGTAGAAAATCGGCTGGCGATGTTACAGCTGCCATATCATTAGCAATGGTCGTAAGTCAATTAACTAAGCCACAACAAACAGCGCAAATCTTTGTCTAACTTGCACCATTAGTCCGATTTATGGTATAAAGTATACATATGGGTCTATTGTCTGCTTTGGGTATAACCAAAAAAACTGAATCTGTCCAAGCGCAATACGCCCCTGCCATTATGGACACAGCTTATGGCTATGGTTCATTTACAACTGGTGTCGGTAATTTCCCTGGTGGATTAGATCGCAACTTTGCGATGCAAGTACCCGCAGTTTCTAGGTGCAGAAATCTTTTAGCTGGAGTAGTATCTTACTTGCCACTTAAACTTTACAAAAAGTCAAGTGGTGAGGAGTTGGGGAACCCTCTGTGGCTAGACCAGCCAGACTATCGGCAACCAAGATCCGTCACCATTTCCTGGACTGTCGATAGTTTGCTGTTTTACGGTGTTGCATATTGGAAAGTTACAGAATTATATGCAGATGATTTAAGACCATCACGATTTGAGTGGGTCGCTAATAATAGAGTTACATTTACAACTAATAAATTTGGCACAGAAATAGAAGAATACTTTATAGATGGCGTAAGAGCCCCAATGACAGGCATTGGATCATTAATTACATTTCAAGGATTAACGCAAGGTGTATTAAACACTGCATCACGCACAATTCAATCAGCATTAGATATTGAAAAAGCCGCAGCTGTAGCAGCAGCAACTCCTATGCCATCTGGCTACATTAAAAACACTGGCGCAGATTTACCAGAACAGCAAGTATCAGGATTATTAGCACAATGGAAGCAAAGTAGATTAAATAGATCAACAGCATATTTAACTAGCACATTATCATATGAAACCACAGGGTTTTCTCCTAAAGATATGATGTACAATGACAGTCAGCAATACTTGGCTACTCAAATTGCTAGAGCTATGAACGTGCCTGCATATTACATATCTGCTGATATGAATAATTCAATGACTTATCAAAACATTATTGATGGTCGCAAAGAGTTTGTTGCTTACTCATTACAGCCATTTATCTGTGCTATTGAAGATCGTTTGTCTATGGATGACATTACCCCACGTGGTCACGTAGTTAAGTTTGCTATTGAAGAATCATTTTTGCGTGCAGACACAATGAAGCGACTAGAAGCAATAGAAAAAATGTTATCTCTAGGTCTAATTGACATAGATGATGCAAAAGAAATGGAAAGCCTAACACCTAACGGAAGAGAAGTCGAAGATGATACTTACATTCAGTAGCCAAGTAGAAGCTGCGGATACAGAGCGCAGAGTTATCGCTGGCAAGATCGTGCCATTCGAAGAAGTGGGCAATACTTCAGTCGGCAAGGTGGTATTTGCTAAAAATTCAATCGAAATAGGCGATCCAGGCAAGGTCAAGATGCTTATGCAGCATAGACCAGAGAAGCCAATAGGTCGTATGCAAAAGTTTAATCAGGCAGAAGATGGTATCTACGCATCATTTAAGATCAGTGCATCAATGCAAGGTCAAGATGCTTTAATCCTTGCAGGTGAGCAATTAATCGACGGATTATCAGTCGGTGTAGATGTAAACAAGTCTGTACAGAAAAAAGATTATCTATATGTAACTAGCGCAACTTTACGTGAGGTTAGCCTAGTCGAATCGCCAGCGTTTACCGCTGCGCAAGTAACTAAAGTTGCTGCTAGTGAAAACGAAGCAGAGACACCAATCGAAACCAAAGAAAGCGAGGCTATTGTGGAAGACAAAGCACCAGAGCCACAAAGCACAGAGGTCGAGGCTGCTACTCCTACAGTAGAAGCTGCTCGCCCTACAATTACAGCACCATATATTTCTACAAAAGTGCGTACACCTATTCAATCAATGGGTGGATACACAGAGCATAAAATCAAAGCAGCATTAGGCAACGATGACTCAAAGTTATTTATTGCAGCTGCTGATGATTTTGCTAATAACGGATTAGGATTTAATCCAACACAATATCTAACAGAGTTTGTAACTAATACACGCTTTGGTACACCTGCTATTGATGCCTGTTCACAGGGAACTTTGCCCCCAACTGGTCTTACAATCAACGTGCCTTCACTTGTCACTTCTAGTGGTGGCGGAACTGGTGTAGCACCAACTGTAACTGTAGAAGCCGAAGGCGGCGCAGTATCAAATACAGATATGGTCAGCCAATTTTTGAGCGGAACTGTATCCAAGTACAGTGGTATGAACACGCTCTCCGTTGAGCTTTTAGAAAGATCAGGTTATCCTGGATTCTATGAAGAGTTAACAAATCAATTATCTCTAGCTTATTTGAAGACAATCGACACCACAGTATTAACTGCATTACTTGCAGCTGGTATGAATGGTACAAATACAACTGCTGATCTAGATGGTATTGTTGCATTCACTACAGAAGGCGCACGTACTATCTACTCAAACACAGGTTACTTTGCACAGAATTACATCGCTAACCCAGCACAATGGGGTGCGCTAATTGGTGCACAAGATACAACAAAGCGCCCAGTATTCAATGCGCTACAACCTATGAACGCAGCTGGACAAGTTGGTCCACAGTCGATCAGAGGGTCAGTGCTTGGTCTTGATCTATACGTAGACAAGAACTTCTCAGCAACCACATTCGATGATGATTCTGCTGTGATTCTTGCACCAGAAGCATTTACTGTATATCGCTCACCTCAGGCATATATGTCTGTTAACGTAGTATCAAATCTACAAGTACAGGTAGCAATCTACGGATATATGGCAACAATCGCCAAGATGCCTAACGGAATTATCAAGTACAAGAAGACCTGATAAGACCTATTAACCAATCAGTAATCTCTGGGGTTTAGTAGCCCTAGCCCCAGAGAGCTATTAGCAAAGGAGTAGAGATGCCAGCAACGTTTGTTACAACAGCCGAGTTACGGGCTAATCTTGGTATTGGTTCACTCTACTCTGATGCGACTGTAGAAGAATGCTGTCAATCGGCAGAAGATTTAATTAGCCAATACTTATGGCATAACGATGCCCCAGTAGTAGGCACAGCATTACAAGATAACGTGGCAACACTTATGCTTTCTAATCCGAACGCATTTGTAACAGGTCAACAAATAGTAGTAAGCGCTTGTGGTTCAACATTTAATGGCACTTACACAATCACTGGCACAATACCGCCAAGCACAGGCACAACTAGCCTTATCCCAGTATTTATGTATCAATTTGGTCAAATTAATTACCCTAATGGATATTCATTTGTGCAATATGCAAAAACAGCAGCTAATCAAAATTTTCATAAAGTAGTACCTTATGGCAACGCAAGAGGCCCAGAACACAAAACCCAATCTTATGCGAGCACCCCTGCAATACGAGAAGCTGCGATGATAATTGCAGTGGACATCTGGCAAGCAAGACAAGTTAGCCAGACAGGTGGGGTCGGTATGGATGGGATCAGTGCCAGCCCCTATCGGATGGGTTATCAGCTGATTAACCGAGTGCGTGGTCTCATCCAGCCGTATTCAAGTCCAGCATCACTGGTGGGCTAATGGCAGCGATTTCTACTTTACGTGGCACACTAGCAACTGCATTAACTAACAATGGCGTATGGTCAACCTTTTCATTTCCGCCTGCAACCTTGCTCGCTAATAGCGTTGTAGTAACCCCTAGCGATCCTTACATCGTGCCAAGCAATAACAGCCAGACTGCCATAGCACCCCTGGCTAATTTTAAGATTTTAGTAACCACGCCTGCATTTGACAATCAAGGCAACCTAAAAGGTATAGAAGATTTTATTGTGGCAGTAGTAACTAAACTAGCGGCATCTACCCTGGTTTACAATATATCAAGTGTCTCCGCTCCAGCTATAACCAATGCAGCTAGTGGAGATTTATTAACATCAGAAATAACTGTATCAATCCTAACGAGCTGGAGTTAAAATGAGCACACACGAAGAAGACTTAGCCTTCTTGAAAAAGACAGGCCAAATAGCAAGCGCACCAAAACCAACTGCACAAACTAAGAAAGACGAGGAATAACAATGGCAATCTATTTAAATAATAACGTAGGTGTTAAGTTGGCTACCAATGCTGCGCCTACAACACCATCAATCGATATCAGCGCTTACGTAACTAACGCTGTAATTAATCAAATCGTCGATGAACTCGAAGTAACAGCAATGGGTGACTCCGCACATAAATTTGTGGCTGGTCTGCAATCAGGCACATTCACTATCGACTTTATCAATGACTGGGCAGCCTCTGCTGTAAACGAGACACTAAGTGCAGCCTTTGGCAAGACCCTAGCAGTATCAGTAATTACTGTTAAAGGCACTGCCGTATCAGCCACAAACCCAACTTATCAGTTCTCAGTTCTTGTAAACAACCTGACCCCAATCGGTCAAGGCGGCGTGGCTGAAATTGCTACCTCATCTATCACATTTACAGTAAACTCCGCAGTAACAGTGTCCCCATCGGTGGCATTCTAACTAAGGAGTAATAATGGCAAAGCTAAAGATAACAAGGGCTAATGGTGAAGTATCAGAGCATAAGATAACACCAGGTGTCGAGTACGCTTTCGAGTTAAAACGAGGTATGGGAATTAGCAAGGCCTTGCGTGAAGATGAGAAGCAGTCAGATATATTCTGGTTGGCTTGGGAATGTTTACGCAGGGCTGGCGGTCAAGTATCTTTATCGTTTGATGAGTTTATTGACAGTTTAGATACTGTCGAGGTATTAGACGAAGAAAAAAAATAACACAGCGGGATTCAATCCTTTACAGCATTGCACAGCTGAGCGTAGAGACTGGAATACCGCCTAGAGAGTTTATTGATATGGATAGCGAAATGTATGCAGCAATCATACAAGTCCTAACCGACAGAGCTAAGGAGATCCGAAATGCCAGCAGAAGTCGTAGGCGTTAATGATGTCCTAAAAGGTTTGTCTTTTATTGATGAAGATATGTATAAGCGCATACGTGATGCAGTAACTCCAGAGATGATACAGGTCGAGTCTAAGGCAAAGGCTGACGTGCCTAGCAAAGTCTTATCAGGCTGGATGAAACCTATATCATCTAAAGTTGACTATCGCCCATTTCCCAAATACGACGAAGCCAATGTACGTGGTGGCATCGGTTACAAAGAGGGAAAAAATAGATTATTTAAAAATGGCTTTCAAGTAGAAAATTATGTTTACAACATTAGCGCTGCTGGTCGTATTTATGAAACAGCAGGCAGAAAAAACCCACAAGGCAGAGCACCTATTATGAGCACAACTTTAAAAGAGTTAGGCAACATACAAGGATACGAAGGCAAGAGATCAGGCAAGAAACGATCTACCCGTGATTACAGCTCTAATAATCCTTTTGCTGGCTATCAGTTTGTTAGCGCATTAGAGCCTGTTACTTCTCAACCTAAGATAAAGGGAGTCAGATCTGGTGGCACAAAGACCAAGGGTCGACTCATATACAAGGCCTTTGCAAACCGCAGTCCTAAGATATACCAAGCAATCTTAAACGCTATAAATGCAACCGCTGTTGATTTTAACAAAGCAACAGAGATAAAGAAGGCAGCGTAATGGCCAACGTAGTAGTCTCGGCACTGGCCACCTGGAATGGCAAAGCCCTTAAAAAAGCCAAGCAAGATGTAAATGTCTTTAGCAAAGAAGTAAAAAGTTTAGGTAGGGCATTTGGCGTAACCTTTAGCGCAGCAGCTATTGTTGGTTTTAGTAAAAAAGCAATCAAAGCATTTACTGACGATCAGGCGGCAGCAAAACGTTTACAATTACAGCTTGAAAATACTGGCAACGCTTTTAGGGTAGATGAAGTTGAAGGTTATATAAAGAGTTTAGAAAAAACTAACGCCATACTTGTCGATCTAAGAGGGCCATTTCAAACATTATTAAACCTTACTGGCTCAGTTGATCTAGCTCAGCGATCACTAGAATCTGCTTTAAACATATCGGCTGGCACAGGGGAAAATTTAAATACTGTTATATCTGCTATTGCTAGCGGCATTAGAGGTCAAACCAAAGCAATTAAAAACCTTAATACAGGTATAGATGCCAACATAATTGCTAGTGGCGATATGAACAAAATTATGGAAGCTTTAGACAAACGCTTTAGCGGCCAAGCAGCCGCCAGGTTAGATACCTATGCTGGCAAAATGGATGTATTAAAAAAAGGTGCAGACGAAGCAACTAAGGCAATCGGTACAGGTTTAGTAGATGCGCTGTCTATGCTAGGTAAAGATGACAGCATACAAAACGCAGCAGAGCAGATGGAAAATTTTGGCACAGCTATTGGCAACGTTATTGCTGGTTTAGCTGAGTTGATTAGAAGATCAGATAAATTAATAGCAGTTAATAATGAAGGTAAGTTAGGTGACATATTAGCACGCTTGCAACCAGGTGGAGATGCTGCTCGACGAGCATTAGGCTTATTGAGTAATTTTGGTGCTAACGCTAGGGCCTCTGCATCACCATCTCTTAACAATGCTAACGCTAGAGAAAACAGATTACAATTAGCACAAATTAAAACAGGCACAACCTATCGCAGGTTAGAAAACGAACAATTAAAGAAAAAAACTGAGGTAGATAAACTATCGGAGAAGTTTGACTTAGAGCGAATAGGCTTAATGAAGGCGCTGGGCGAGGCTACCGATGCTGAGACTAAGTTACGTATCCAGGCAAAGATAGCAATACTAGACAATAATGAGGCTTTGGCTAAGAAATACAATGCTGAATTAGAAGCTAGTGCTGCTGCCAAAACTTTGGCCGATAGTGCTAACAATGCTGCTAATGCCCTTAATACTTTGCCTAGTAAGTACGATGCAATCTTTACAAGCCTAGTAAATACCTTTAAGACAATGGGATTAGATCAAGGATCAGCCGCTGGCCTTGCTGGGGCATCAGCAAGATTACAAGCACAGGCCGATGCGTTCTTAGCACAAATGAGCCAATACGCAGTGCCAGGTGGAATGCCATCTAGTGCATCAACAGCTGCTGCAGCAGCAGCACCTACAGTAGTGCCACAGGTAACTGTAAACACAGGCGCAGTACTAAGCACTAATCAAGACTTGACTACCTATATTCAAGATGCTCTAGGTAACATTACTAAACTAGGTAATGGAGCATTAGTACCTGCTGGATCGATAGCGTTCCAATGACAGTTCCAGTAATCAACGCCACAATAAACTTTTCTACTGGGCCAAGCACTGCTCAGGCTATGCAGTTAGATATTGGCGTATTAGGCACAAACGTATTGGCAGATGCAGTAGCAGTTATTGTTGATGTGTCAGATCGTATTAACTTTATTCAGACAGCTGTAGGCCGTAATGCTTTATACGACCAATTCCAGACAGGCCAATTAACGCTACGCATAGTAGATCAGAATGGCGATTTTAACCCTACTAATCCGCTTGGGCCTTATTATGGCTTACTAACACCTATGAAAAAGGTCAGCATCGCTGCCACCTATAACAGCGTAACCTATCCTTTATTCTCAGGCTTTATTACAAGCTATGTAAACACCCAACCTAAAGATGCTACAGAGGTTGCCTATACAACCATACAAGCTGTAGATGCTATGCGCCTGGCTTACAATGCCCAGATTTCAACAGTCACAGGTGCTACTGCTGGTGACCTATCAGGCACACGTATTAATGAGATATTAGATGAGATCGACTGGCCAGCATCACAGCGCCAAATAGATGCAGGTCAAACTACATTACAGAATGATCCAGGCACCCCACGCACTGCTTTAGGTGCTATGCAGACTGTCGCCCAGTCAGAGTATGGCGCAATCTATGTAGGCTTTGATGGATCCTTTGTATTTAAGGACAGACTTACAGCTACAGAGACCATAGGTAATACACCCACAGTCTTTGCAGATGATGGCACAGGTATCCCATACGCTAATGCAGCCTGGAAACTAGATGACACCCTTATATTCAACTCTGCCCAGATAACTAGGACTGGCGGCACTGTGCAATCTGCCAGCAATCAGGCCAGCATAGACAAGTATTTTATTCATTCATATAACCAACAAGACCTATTAATGCAGACCGATGCCGTAGCCCTAGATTATGCCAGGGCTTATGTGGCTAGTAGGGCTGAGACAACCATCCGATGCGATGCTATCGAGCTAGACCTATACACCCCTAACTACACCACAGGCATAGTGGCAGCCCTAAACCTAGATTTTTTTGATCCGATCACAGTAATTACTACCCAGCCTGGTGGATCTAAGCTGGAGAAAACACTGCAAATCTTTGGCGTATCTAACATCATTACACCTAATAGCTTTAAAGTGGTGTTTACAACGCTAGAACCTGTCATAGATGGGTTTATAATAGGCAGCATAGATTATGGTGTCTTAGACCAAAACGTCTTATCTTACTAAGGAGAAAAAATGCCAACCTGGCCAGGCACAACAGGTGACGTAGTCACCAGCACAATGTGGAATGGGCTACCAGCCTTTGAAGTACAAACTGCTAAGACAGCAGATTACACAGTAGGTAGCGGTGATGAGTACCAGCAATTAATCCCAATGAATAAATCATCTGCTGCTAACTTTAACATTCCAACCGATGCTACTTACAACTTTCCAATAGGTACAGTTATTACAGTATTAAATCAAGCAACAAACGCAGTAACTATTAAAGCGGTTACATCTGGCACAACAACTGTACTTAGTGCTGGCGTAGTTGCAGCGCAGCCAACTCTTGGTCAATACAAATCAGCGGCTTGTATTAAAACAGCTGCTAATGCTTGGTATATCGTTGGGGCTATTGCATAAATGTTAAACATAATTGCTGCTAATAATGCGCCGACAACACCAAATGTAATAACTATTGATTATTTAGTAATTGCTGGCGGCGGTGCTGGTGGATCAGGCGGTAGCAGTGCTGGCGCTGGTGCAGGCGGTGCTGGTGGATTGCGTTCAACTGTTACAGCAACTGGCGGTGGTGGTTCATTAGAATCTGCATTATTAGTTACACCTGGCACAAATTACACAGTGACTGTTGGTGGTGGTGGCACGGGTGGAAATAATGGTGATGGAACCGCTGGTGTTAATTCTGTTTTTGCAACTATTACTTCAACTGGTGGCGGTTTAGGCCCACAGTTTAAAACTGCACCAGCAAGCGGTGGAGCAGGTGGATCTGGCGGTGGTGGCCCATCAACTACCTCTGGCCCAACAACAGGTGGTGCTGGTACTGCTAATCAAGGTTATGCAGGTGGTAATGGTGTTGTTACAGGTAGTTATTGTGGCGGTGGTGGCGGTGGAGCAGGTGCAGTTGGTAGTGCTGGAACTGGCACAA